ACTGCTTTGGTGCGCCTTCGTGTGCTTGCTTCCACACCATGTGACCGTGCTTGCACTGCGGTGCTTCCTGCACCAATTGACCGCCCAGTTGTTTTGCCACTTCGTCCATTGATGAACCCAATGACGGAATGCCTGACTGTTCGGCTTCAGCTGCGGTCTTGTAACTGGGCACGTCACCGTGCTTGGTTGTCCAGTAATCGTATGTTGTGTCAGTGTTTGCGATTTTCGCTGGTGTTGTCTCAACCTGTTCCATAATTTCTTTGGTGCTTCGTTCAGCACCGCCCATGACAAGTTGTTGAACTCTCATAATTGCGCTGGTGACTGTATCTTCGACAAACCAGCGTTTCATGTTTTGTTGGTATGCGCCTTGATAGCCGTATGCATAATCAATGCCCGCTGGAATCATGTCGTTTTCACGATAGGCACGGGCTTCAACTAGGACATAACCCTTTTCCGCACTGAATTCAACAATGCGTGTTTCAATGCGTCCGTTTGGATAAGTTGCCAACCAGCGTTCTAGGCGTTCGCGGCTTGCTTCATAGTTGTCCAGGAATCCCATTATTTGACCGCCTTATTTGCTATGTGGCGAACCATTGCTTTACGACGTGCTATGCCCTCGCGCTTACCTTCTTTGAAGCCTTTGGCATAACCAGCAGCGGCTGAAATCACCATAAGAATGATCACCAGCACCAAACGCCCCAATGTCTCAGGGTCTAATAGATCAAGTACCATTTTTGAATTCTCCCGATTCTCGGCGGTAACGACTACCACCTGACATCAGGGTGACGCATGATCGGCGCGCGGTCAAGAACCTTGCGTGTTTGTCGGCGTGTCCCCGGGCTTTGGCTTCGATTTCAGTCCGTTGCCAGCAAGCACACCGCCCAGCGAACCAGTCAAGAAAATCGCTAGGGTTTTGAGTAGATCAATAAACGCTGCGTCGTTGGGTGCTTGTGCCCCAATCGGTTGTGTCACGAAAATCAATGCATATGTGATGCCCAGGGTTACTATCAAAAACACCGCTGCAAGTGTTGCGCCAATTATCAAAATCAGCTGCGCATGTATTTCTTCGGGCGTTTTACGGCGTAAAGGTTTGTCCCGATTCAATTCCAAGTATGTCGTCAGTGCATGTTCCAGTCGGGACGCATTGCGGTTTTTGGCATTCTGCTTTTGACCAGTTGTCGAATTCTTGGCACTCATAACGTATCCAGCCTTGATAACCGCACGCCGTGAGACTTAGCGAAATGCCCAACGCTAAGCCCACGGCAGCAAGTTTTCGGGCTACTTCCCCGTTAACCCGAAACTCTTATCCTGCGGGTTTAACCAACGCAAGATCACTGGTGCAACTGCTGCCACACCTGCCATTGCAAGGGTCTTAGGGTCAGTCACACCCGCCATGTATAACGCGAGCGCTGCTGCCATAAATGACCGCGCCCACGACGCTGCTAGGGCTTTGGCTTTGTCCATTTTTTCTCCTTCTTTGGCTTCGTTGCCGTTGTAGGTATTTCGATTGTTGGAAATTCGCCCTTGTATGGAACGAACTTTGGAATTCCAAAACCGACGATTTCTTTTCCTTCACCATATGACCGAACCTTCACCATTACCATTCCGCCATTGCGTTGGTCGCCTGTCCCGCTGGTGTTGCCTTCGATTGTCAAGCAAGTTTTGGAATCAATCAAGCCCACAACAATTCCAATGTGTGAAATGCGATCAACGCCGTCATGTGGAAAGTCCATAAATGCCAGGTAACCAAGTTGTGGCATACCTGACCAGCGTTGAATCTCTTTGAATTTGTGTGCCCCAATTGCAGTGCCGACGACTGAATGAATCTTGACGCCCGCCTGCGCTGCACACCAATTGACAAATGAACCGCACCAGGGCAAGCCGTCTGCCTTTGTGAATTTGCCGTACTTTGTCAGGTTGTCGCCTTCTTCGATTGTGCCGACTTCAGCTGCTGCGACTTCGATCAACCTGGCGTTTGTGCCTTCAGGGTAAGTCATAGACCAAGTGCCTTCAAATCATCAGCAGTCAAACCCAGTGCTGCAAGTTTTGCTTCTGCTGCGGCTTTTGCTGACGCAATTTTTGCCATTTCAATTTCTTCTTTTGCTTGCTTGTCTGCACGTTCGGCGTCGTCCTTTGCACGTTGTGCATATTCTTCAGCGGTGAATTCAGTTACTTCGTCGCCTACTTGCTTAAATAGTTGTTCCATGATTGCCCCCTTAAGACTTTTGTAATCCGTAGATTCGATATGTGCCACTAAAAGTGCCTGAAACTGGGAACAATGTCATAGAGTCAAACACGGTCGTTCCATTGAATCCAGCACTTCGACGATCTGTTGTGAAACTTCGTGTTGTTGAATCCATTAAAAGCATGGTAACCGCTGAAAGATTAGGGTTGAAAATATGCCAACTGAAATTTGTTTCAGTTCCTGAAGACGCTTCAATATACGCACTGGTGATCGAAGTTGCTGATGATGTGCCCAACAATGTTTGAGTCGGCGTCAAGGTTATCTTTTGCCCCGTCATAAAATAACTTGCTGAAGAATTATCTGAACCGCTTGTTCGGAATCTGACAAATGAATCACCGCTTGCTGAACCTGATGTGAAATTTACGGTTAAATAGTAATTGTCGTAAGTTGATGAAAAAGTATCGTTTGGCAATGATACTGAAGAAACTGACGAAAATGTGCTTGATGAAATTAAGGTCATTCCGCTAGCAGGTGTGGCAGGTGTAGCCCAAGTTGGAACACCGCCTGAAACCGTCAAAACGTTGCCAGTGCTGCCAATTGCCAAACGTGTGTTTGTGTTTGCAGTGGCTGAAGAATAAGCAAGATCGCCAAGCGTCGTGCCTGGTTGCAATGCCTTTAGTCGTGTGTCCACGCCTTGCAATGCAACGTCAAAATCGGCTGGAAGGTCAGTGACTAGGTCACTCGACGTTGGAAGAACAAAACCGTAATTTGTGGTTGGGTTCGCCATGTGTGTTTCTCCTTTTCTAAGCCACTATTGTGGCATTTGCCCAGTCTAAAGTCGGCGACACGCTTGCCCATGTTTCCGTGATTGGAACGTCGTTCCAGCGCATTGCCTGCAATGAGTATGCCAACGGTGACAACAACAATGTGACACTCAAACGGTTATAGGAAGCCTGAAACGACCAGCCTTCGACAAAACCCTGAAACGTACCCGACGCCATGTTCAGCGGCAGATTGTTCAGGGCAATTGCTTCACCCATAAAAACGTTGATCAGGTTGTCACGGTCGCCATTGTCAATTTCAGGATTGGTCAGGTCAAATGAAATTTCGCTAAAAATTGGTTGTGGCTGGGCACGCAATGACAAATAGAAATTTGCCTGGGCGGTCGCGTCAGCTGAATCGTGAAGTGTGGTTTCAATAATTTGACCAAGCGTGCCGTAAAGTGAAATTGAAGCAATGTCGCTGGCACTGACTTCGTTTTCTGAATTTGCCCCGTATTTGATTGTCAGGGCATTGCGTACATCTCCCACACGGGTTTCAATACGCAAACCTGCTGCACGGGCATGGTTGGCGTCAAGATCAACATACCCGTTTGCTGAAAGGTATTGGGTTCGGTGGGTACTGTCTGCATAACCAATGCGACCCTGGGCGTCTTCGTAAATGTAACCTAGCCCCGAAGTGGCAAGGGCTGCAACCAAACTGTAAGCGTCAATTGAACCCGCACCGGTGCCACGCGCTGAAAGGTCATAATTGCCTGGGCGGTCAATTTCGCCAATGCCTGTATTGCCAGCAGTTGCCCATGTTACGGTTGGGTCATAGGTTGCCCAAGTCAACGCCCCTGGCACTTCAGCCCAAGTTTGAAACAAAACCGACTGAAGCACTTCATAAATTTGGTCACCGTCAAAATCGCGTGGCAATGGGTCTGTGAAAATAGATTTTGGCAAACGTGCCAATGCGCCCAACGCCGTGATCGAATAAGTCTGCGTGAACATGGTTGTGCCTACGTCACGCACTTCCAAACCAATGTCAACGACGTTGCCGCCAAAAATCGCAACAAATGTGCCTGAAGTGTCTTTGACGGAAACACCGATTGTTGAATTGATGTTGACGGGGATTGCGGTTTGATTCACGTCTAGCAGCTGAAGATTAACGTAACCCGCTTGCGCTTGTTCATAGATGTTTGTCCGACCGCTGCGAATTGTAAGGTTTGCCAAAACTGCGTCGGTGTATTCAACACCGTCAATTTCAACCAACCAAATGGGTGACCATTGCGTCATGTTAAATCGCCACCAGGTTGGTCGCGCCGCCTGTTCCGCGATAGTAAGAATTGTTCAATGTGTCAACGATTGTGCGGGCAGTGCCTTCCTTATCAAATGCACCCGTTACGGTCAGGTTGATTGTTGTGCCCATGCTTGCATTTTCTGCCATGCGGAAACGCCCAACGTCAAAACTGGAAGGAATGCCAGCACTGGCAACTGCCGCGCTTGCCGCAACGCTTGCCGCCGCTGCAACACCGCCACCGCCACCGCCACCCGTGCCTGATGTTGTGCCACCGCCTGACGGTGCTGAAATTGTTGGAATCTTTGGAACTGATGTTGACACTGTCGGTGTCTTGATTGAAGGGACGCTAACTGTCGGTGTTGAAATCTTTGAAACGTTTGGTAAAAATGGAATGGCGTTATAAGCCGAAATCAATGCGTTGATTCCAGCAACCGCCCCGGAAATCAAACCGTTCAAAATTCGAACAACGCCTGCAATGACGTCAATGACGCCGCCTGCGATTTTGCCAGCAACCTGCAACGCCCCGCCCAATACCGTGCCAATGACGGGTGCAAGATAGGTTGCAATGTAACCGCCAAATTCTTTGAATGTGTCTAGGTTGTCACCGATTGCGTCTTTGACGTAACCAAATGCTTTAATCATGCCGTTGATGATTGGCGTGAAAACACTGGTAATGATGTTGCCCAATGTTGTGATCGTGCCGCCAAGTCCGTTGCCGTCCAGGCTAAAGGCTTTTGAAAATGCGTTGATGACTGGCAAGGCGTTTAAGTTGATAAAGTTGATGACCTTTTCAAGAATAGGCAACAACGCAAAACCAATTGTTTCTTTTGCTTCGTCGAAGGCGACCTGCATGCGTGCAATTCGTCCCGCGTATGTGTCAGCGTTACGGGCAGCAGCCCCACCAAATAAATCTGAAAGGCGACTTTGCACCGCAGTGAAATCCATTGTTTTCAATTCAGCAGCTGAAAGACCGATTCCTAATTTGCCAAGCGCAGCGGTGTTGCCGTCGTACGCCTTGCCCAATGCGTTTGCCACTGTTTCCAGCGGTTTGCCTGTTGCGGTTGCAATGTCAAGGGCGTTCGTCAGTAAATCTTGCGCCTGGGTAATGTCGCCCGTTGATCGAACCAAGCGACCCAACGCTGGTCGCAATTCGTCGTCAGCAACACCAGTGGCAAGCGACATTTGAAGAATTGATTGTTCAGTGGCGGCAATTTGTGCCTGTGTCGCGCCCGTAGCGTTTTCCAACGCCAACGCCAATTGTGTTTGTGCCTTCTCGTCTTCAATGGCGGCTTTGACGCCTTCAACACCGATTTTGATTGCGTAAGCACCAGCGGCTGCGGCTGCGGCTGCAAACGCCGCGCCAACCATTTTGCCAACCTTGCCCATTTTGTCGCCGAAAGTGTCAACGTCATTGCCAGCGGCTTTCAGCGATTTGTTTAGATTGTCAACGTCGCCAAGAATGGAAAGTTTAAGGGTGCGACTGCCAGCCATTAGTCAAACTCCTTCACAACTTTGACGAATGCGTTTTCCCAACGCTTGACGATTTCAGGTTGGATTCTGCGCAATGTCGGATAGATAAACCAGCCACGCGAACCGCGACCTTCACGACCTGACCACACTGGAAATTGTTTCTTTGTATTTGAACCGAATTCATTTCCCGCCCACAACTGTTGCGTTGTGCCACCGCCTGAAAACTTTTGTGCTGCGAATCCGTAGCTGATTTCACCAATTTTCGAAGACTTCGAAACCCTTGCACCCGTAGCGATTCTGACTTTTGCAGTCTGATTTGTGTTGCTGGTCGCTGCTGCGTCAATGACGCTTGAACGTACATAGTCAGCCAATTCGCTGCTGATGACTTTTGCCTGGTTGGTTGCTTCTTCGTCCATTGCTTTGAATGAACGGGTTATGGCGCGCAATTCCGCTTTGTCATAACTGATCGCGTCAGTTGCCATTTGCCCGCCTTTCTAAAATTTCAATGACCGTCAAAATGTCTTCGGCACTTTCAAATTCGCTGGGCGGTAGCCCCGTTGCCAGGGCTACTTCCCAAACGATTCGGCTTAGGCTTCCGACTGGGTGGCTTTTGGGTTTGCTTCACCGACGATCACTTCGGAAATGGTTTCCGTCCATGCTTCGATTGGCTTGACTGGTTTCCCAGCGGCTTCGCGCTTCATGGCGTGATAGGCAAGAAATACCAAATCGGAAATTCCGATCTTCTCCTGTGCCTGGGCAATGGTGTGACCCGTATGCTTTTCCCATTTCACCCATTCAGGCGGTGCAGCCGTGTAGGTGATTTGGTCGCCGTTGTTGTATTCAATTGTTATTGGTAACTTCATTTTGTCTCCCGATTGTTAGTGACTAGAACGTCTCTGAAGGTGTGCCCACCACCACGAATGATAGGTCAACGGTCTGCGCGTCAGGTGCTGCCCCGCCGACTGCTGGAAATACTGGCATGACGTTGAATGCAAAAACCGCGCCAGTCACGGCAGTCAATGAAACCGCCAATGTTGTGTTTGGTGCAGTTTCGCAGGCAGTCCATAGTGCTTCACACAATGATGAAGCCGCGCCCCAGTCTGCAAGCATTGAAATGTCAAATGTCCACTGATCGTCAATGTGCTTGTAAGCCTTGCCGTCAAGCGTTTGGTAGGTTTCAACGGTTGGGCTATTCGCAAGAACTGCGCTGGTCGCCTGGGCGTCGTAATTTACGGTTGCAATGGTCACGACTAAATCGCGACCAGTAATGATTGTCGTTGGCATTTTGTCCCCTATGTTGTTTGTGTGTAATACGTTGAAACGTTGATGTCCGCAACCAACATGGGCGACTGACCCACTTCAAGAACCGTCGGCTTTTCGATCTGTCCAACAACGTATCCTGCGGGCATTGCCGCAAGAATTCCCATGATGAGTTTTTCTAGATTGTCCAATGACCCCGCGTTGCTATTTGAAGCAACAATGGCAGTGATTGCAAAATTGATTTTGACCTGTGTTTTTGCTTTGCCTATCAAAACAACTTCCATGTAAGGCGAATCGGGCACGATTACAATGGCAGGTGGAATTGGTGATTCAGGCACGCTTGCATAGCAGGTTGCCGATAACGCGCTGAAGGCGTTGGCTAAGGCTGCGCGGGTTTCGGAAACGGCATTGGCTGGCACTTATTGAACGACCGTTTCAACGTCCAGGTAAGGCATAAGCAAGGTGGAAACGCGGTTGGTCAAACTGCGCCCCATACGGTACGGCGTCGAAGTAAAGTCCACGCCTTCGATCTGACCGCCTGCGGCAACGCGTGACTGAAAGACTTCAACGCTAACTGCCAAAATTGCAGATTCAATTGGGGCACTGGTTGCGTACAAATCAGCTGCGGAATAGCCTGAAAGTGTTGCAGTGCCTGTTGGAATTATGTCGCGCAATGTGACGTCAGTTGAAGTCAATGCAGCGGTGAAATAGTACGGTGTTACGGTCACGACCGTGTGGGTCGCCGTAAAGGGTGCGGGCAAACCAGCAACAATGACTGATTGACCAGCAACAAAATGGTGTTCGCGTTGTGTGTAAAAATAAGCAACGTTTGATTCTAATTTGTAAGCGTTAACGGCTGAAGTGTTTGCAACCAACATGGGCAAAATGACGGCTTCAGCGGTGTTGATAATTTCGTCCAGGTAACTGTCTGAATAAAGTGAAACGGACACGCCAAGCACCGTGCGCAATTGGCTTGCAGTGACAATGACTGGCATGTCCGTTTCCTTTCGATCGGCTGCGGCGAGATCGGGAGAACCCGCCGCATGATTAGTTGGGGTTAGTTATCAGGTCTTATTGATACCGAATGCGCCTGCACCGATTTTCGTTGCAATTGCACCGTATCCATAAACTGAAACTGAAACCTGACCTGAAGCAATAACGTCAGCGCGTAGGCGATACGTTGGTGATTCATACCATGTGTATGCAGTTGGGTTGATGATTAGCATTGAATCATCTTTGTCAGTGTCATTTGCTGACGGAACGTTTGCAGTGACGTAAAGATCAAGTCCTGCAACGTTTCCACGAATTGAATCGGGACGAACTGAACCACCCGCGTTTGAAGGTTGTGCAGCCATGTAGATTGGACGACCTGAATCGTTCAATGTCATTAGGTTTGCCCATTGTGAAGTGTTCGCAAGAATGTTGCGCGCAAATCCCTGTGTGTTTGAATAAACTGAAGCAGCACCGCGTGAAACAAAACCAAGCAATTCAGCTGCGGTTGGGTATGTTGTCAGTGTTGTTGCGTCGGCTGTTGCACCGCTTGCAAGTGCAGTGTAGACGGCAAGGTCTGTTGCTTTTGCGTACGCTGCTGACATGTTTGTCAATAACTCATTGAAAAATAGCGGTGAAGTACGGTCAAGCAATTCAACGGAAAATGTCTGTTGTCCTGCGTACTTCTTGACGGATACTGAAAGGAAACTTGAAGCCTGATCAGTTTCTGAAGGTGTGCCTGCTTCGGCAGTTTCTGCCACTGTTGGCATTGTTGTGATCTTTGGAATTTCAAATGACATTCCAGCGTCAGGCAATACGCCGCGAGAAATCGCGTCAACTGCTGAACGTGTTGTGTTTGCTAGTCCATTGATTACTTCAGTCAACTGACGTGTAGGCACTAAACCTGCGTTGTCTGTTGTGTCGTCTGCTGCTGCAACGTACTGACGAGCGTTCTCGTCACCCAATGAAGCGCGGATTGTGTTTTCTAGGTACTTAGCGGCGGTGAACTCTAAGCGTGGCTTAGTTGTCCAACCACCGACCGCAGCATTTACGTTTGCGGTTACTGACTGGGCGGCTTCTACCGTTTCGGCGGTTGAAGCGTCTTTGACGGTGTCTTCCACTTCGTCTTCTCCTTCTGTTGGTTGTGCTTCAGGTTCGATTGTCGAATCTGAAATTTCTGTTTCGCCTTCTGTGGCTGCTACTTCTGCAACGCGTGCTGATCGAATGGCAGGTTCTGACGTCAATGCAACACCAGTCATTTCACCCTTCAAAATGCGCACTGTTCCGTCTTTAAGTGTTTCGTATTCGTCAAAATAAACTTCAACGCTGAAACCGTCTCGCAAACCTTCAGCTGCTTCGACCAATGCGTCATTGCCCGCAGTTGTTTCAGCAATTTTAAACGTTGCGTCAATGCCCTGATCGGTTGATTGAATTGAAAGTGTTTTGCCAATTCGTCGTGTGCGGTCGTGTTCAAGATTAAGAAGCACCGGGGTCGCTTCAATTGAATTCTTAGCAAACTGCACTTTACCTATTGAAGCATTGCCAGTTTCTTCGAATGTAACAATGCGCCCTGTGATTGTGCGACTGTTTGAATCGGCCGCCGTGATTGCAATGGGTGTGATCAGTTTTTTCATAGCAGCATGTCTTCTTCCTCGCGTATTTCTTCGATCGACATTGCGCCGATACGATTTAAGATTTCATAGACCTGCGCACGTTCGTAAGGATTTCCACGAAGGAAGTCGTCTAAATCAAACAACACGCGATTTCCTGCTGGGGTGAAATCCGCAAAAGATAACCTTTGCTCAATAATTGACATGTAATTTCTAAAAGCAAAATCGACCAGGTCGCGACGTTTATCTAATGCGTTTGAATAAGTGAATGACGATTGTTGCGAATCTGTGAAGTACGCAGGCAAACCGCACGCGCGTGATAATTCAAGGGCAACATAATTGCGGGCTTCGTTCAGCTGCAAATTCTTTGGGTCATAACCAATTGTTTCAAGCGTTACGTCAGCATTTAAGAATGCGGTTGATTTGTTGCTGCGGGCAGTGCGCCATGATGAAAGCAATTTTGCAACGCGGTCTGCTGGAAGTGATGTGCCATTTGATTTCAAAACCATTTGCGGTATTGGTTCATTGGCAAAATTCATTGAAGCCTTTTCAAGTGCAGCAGCCGCCTTAATTGTGCGACCTGCACGTGCAAGCAAACCTTCTTGCGTGTTTGGGAAAACTACTAGGTTTGTAGGGTCAACTGGCGTGCCGTCGATTTCGTAAGAATCAATTTCTGTTCCGTTGGCGTTTGTTGTAATTGAAACGCGTTCAGGTGCGACACGTTCCATTGCACGAATTTTTCCCGTGTCGGCATACCGTTCCATAACGTACCCATAAGCAGAATTATGGAAAAATAAATCTGAAATAATCCACGCCCAAAATGTTGAACCTGGGATTCGTGGGTCAGGCTGATTGATCACGCGCGGTTGCGTTACCTTTTCGCCCGTTGCTTCATTGCGCGTGTGCATTGGCAATGACGAAATCGTCTGAATGATTCCTAGGGCACGCGCAACTGTTGGCACTGACATTGCTTCAGCACGGTTTGCACTTTGTATGCCGTAAAAAAAGAAATTATTATTTTCAGTGAAGTATGGTGCAAGTGAAGCGTCAACGTCCAAAGGCGCAGCTGGAACGGCAGCCGCAACCTTTGGCACAAATAGATCAAATAAACCCATGCCCAAATTGTGTCAGGCTTATACGATCAACCAACCATGATGTCAAGATCATTCTCTGGGCGTGTCGCGAAGTGTGTTGCAAGTGCAACTGCCACCGCACCGCAAACGACCGACTGTGACGCCCTGCGCCCGATAACCCAACCGCCGTCACCACGACGCAATTGCACCGCTGCCAAAACTTCTTCGGACAATTGTGCCTGACCACGGTGTTTCAAACGGCCTGAATTGATCGCCGACAACATTTCGTCGCACGCGTTGCTGAGG